CTTGTGAAGTCTAAGGACCAACAGGCAATAAAGTAATCCACGAGTGTAAAAGTATAAAAATATACTGTAAAACTGTTTTAATACAGTTTAATACACTTTTTTGGATGATGGCAATATATATTATTTTCTAAACTTGAATATAATTTGCTGAATAAATTTTTGCATTTATCATAATTTGGACAATAGCCTTCAATAACAGTACTACTTTTTATTTTTTCTTTTGAATAATCTTTTGTCAATGTTATTCCTTTTTCCTCACAGAAAGTTTTTAATGTAAAATAATTATATTTGCTAGTTATACCACAATCGCGACAACACGCATTTTCAAATATTCTCTGTAAAGTTTTTTTAAACGTTTTACCACACGTATCATAATTTATACAATTGCCTTCAATTACTGATAATTTATTTAATTTTTCTGCAGAATAATCTTTTAATAATGTAATCTTGTTTTCAGTACAATAATTAATTAACGAACTATAGCCATGTTTGTTGTTTCTGGCACAATCATTACATTCAGTATTTTCAATAAAACAAATAAATGTTTTACTAAATTCATTTTTGCACACTAAATAATTTTTACATTGTCCTTCTATAGTCGTTCTTCCCGTCATTTTTTCGTTTGAATAGTCTTTTGATAATAAAATTTTATTTTCATCACAAAAAGATTTTAATAATTCATAATTATATTTTCTTTCTCTTTTTATCGCCATGTATATTTATATTATGTATTATATTTTAACTCGTTTTTTTAATTATTATAATTAAATCAATTTTTATTGATTAAAAAAATGAAATAATGTTTAAATATTAAAAATTATTATTATATAGGTCAATGGTAGAATTAGTAGAAAATATTTTTAAGCATACTTGCGATAAATGCAATTATAAATGTAAGTATGATTCTGAATGGACTAAGCATCGTGATACTGAGTTGCATAAAACAGGAATAAGAAAGAAAAGAAGTGATATTAAAGAACCTTTAAAGTGTAAAAAATGTCCATATAAAACCAAGAATAAAACTATCATGAATCAACATATATTAAATGAACATTCTACAAAAGAAGAACGTCAGTTAAAATTTAGGTATTATTGTGCTTGTTGTGATTTTGGCACTTTCTCAAAAGATTTATTTGATAAACATAATAATACAGACAAACATAATAAATATATAAATGCTGTATAAAAACTTTGTATAAATAATGTGATAATTATTTATCATATTTTATAAAAAATAGTTAATTAAATTCTATTTAAAGACCATATATGGTCTTTAACCTTTAAGGCGCAGTACGAGGTGAACATTCGATTCACTCTGGATGCCATAATCCCCCACAGTGTTGTTATCCTCGAGCTGTTTGCCGTTAAATACCAACCTTTGCTGGTCCACTGGAATTCCTTCCTTTTCATGAATCTTGCTTTTAATTGAAGCGATTGTATCTGAATCTTGAACTTCCATGGGAATAGTTTTCCCTTGAAGTGTTTTCAACAAAATTTGCTTAGTTCCAGAGCCCGTGCCGTCTGTACCACCACCTTTAAGACGCAAAACTAAATGTACATTTGCGTCTGGACCGATGTTATAATCGGAGATAGTGTTGTTATCCTCGAGTTGTTTGCCGTTAAATACCAACCTTTGTTGATCGGCAGGAATTCCCTCTTTTTCGGTAATTCTTGCTTTAAGTGAAGAAATGGTATCAGAATCTTGAACTTCCATGAGCATAGTCTTCCCCTGAAGAGTCTTTATTTGAATTTGCTTAGTTCCAGAGCCCGTTCCGTCTGTACCACCACCACGAAGACGAAGAACAAGATGTAGAGTAGCTTCTTTTTGAATGTTATAATCAGTTAGAGTACGACCATCTTCAAGTTGTTTACCGGCGAAAATCAATCGTTGTTGATCGGGAGGAATTCCTTCCTTTTCTTGGATTTTTGCTTTGACAGCTTCAATAGTATCAGACGGTTCTACGTCTAAAGTGATGGTTTTGCCGGTTAATGTTTTAACGAACACTTGCATGATAATAGGTATTGATTAGTATATATTGTTATTAGATAATAAAATAATCCATTATGTTTATTTTTCAATTTTTTTCAATTATTTGTATTACAACACAAGTCATTACTATAATAATGCAGTTAAATCAACGTTATTACTATAAAAATTGATATAATAATCCAATAATGGCAAACGGCTGAATATAACACAACACATACAATGTTACCAACTAATAGTAAAAAATGTACTTATTGTAAAACCATAAAGACTTTGGACGATTTTAGCTTTAGATCGCGAGGAGGCAAACAGTCACAATGCAAGAAATGTATAAATCAACAAGTCAAATTACTCAATTATCAGCGTCAGACGACTGGAATAAAACAATGTTCAATATGTAAAATTGATAAAGATGTGTGCGAATTTAGTAGTTGTAAAAGTAAACAAGACGGATTACATTCATCATGTAAAAAGTGTAGTACATCAAGCATAAAGAAATGGCTAGATAAAGATATTAATAACTTTATCAAAAAAATATTTCTGAGCTGTAGAAGTAATTGTATTAGACGCAATAAAGTATTAGAATTTAATATTACAGAGCAAAATATAGTTGACTTATACAATAAACAAGATGGTAGATGCGCTTTTACTAATGAAAAACTTACTACAATTAGTTATACAAAAGTGGCGGGCGATAAGGAACTAAATGACTACAATATTTCAATTGACAGAATTGACTCAAGTAAAGGTTATACCGTTAATAATATTCAGTTAGTAGGAGCAACAATAAACATCATGAAAAATGATGTTTCTGATACAGAATTTAAAATAATGGCAGAATTGATTACGTTTGCTAATGAACATTTAAATAAAAATTGATTTTTTTATAACATACCGTAATAAATATTTATAATATCAAACATGACTACTAAAATTTGTAGATTGTGTGATACGATAAAACCACTAGATGATTTTAATAAATCCTCAGGTGTAAAAGATGGGTTCGCTAATGAATGTAAAGAGTGCAGACATAATCAAAGAAATGAATTAAATTTTGAAAGAATAACGACGGGAACTAAACATTGTAATTCTTGTAATAGTACTAAAGATGTTTCTGAATTTAACTCGGATTCTAAAAATTCCGATGGTTTGAGAAGTACTTGTAAGCAATGTACCAAAAATACTGTTGAAAAATATAATTCAACATTTGAAGGATACATACAAAATCTATTTAAGGATCTTATATCCAATGCAAAAAAGCGCAATGTTATAGTTAATATTACAAAACAGGACATTATTAACAAATATCATGAACAAGCCGGACTTTGCAAGTTAAGTTATATATATATGACACACAATAAAATTAATGGTTTAGATAAAGCGAATATTCATGTAAATAATCCTTACAACATATCGGTTGATAGAATAGATTCAAGCAAACCTTATACAAAAGATAATATACAATTAATATGTGCACGTGTTAATATTATGAAGTCTAACATTCCTCAAAATAAATTTTTGGAAATATGTAAATTAATAGTCAAAAATAAATCGCGGAAGTGTGTTGATATTGCGCAGTTAACATAATTTTTATATAAAAATGTATACTTTACCCGCCGGGAAACCTTACTTTAAAGACTAAGTATAGAACTGGATTATCGGTAACAATACAATCACCCAACAAACAATCGTCATTTAATCTTTTTCCCAAATAAGTTAGGTCGTGTATGTCTGTGTCCGAAAAATGACGATGAAAAGCACGTTCTTTGAGTGTTAAAACAGTATCGGCAGGCGAACATTCAATTACCTCCCTCATCGTTGAGGTAAATTCTACAGCAATCTTCATAGTTTAATTATGATTATTAAGATATAAATACATTTTCAGCCAGTAGTAAATTCAATTTTTTTACAATCTATGAGAAATAAGGAAAATAACTTCTTTAATGGTCTTTAAAAAATATATTTTTATCTATATATTTTTTTTAAATTAATATTTATGTTAAAAAATCATACTTAAATGGGCAAATAAAAAGT